TGAAATTACAGGGAGTGAGAGTACCATTGGCAATGTTAGATGCGTCTTGTTTGTTGAGACGAATGACACGACCAATAGTTTGTGCCATTGTAACATAGTCAAGGTTTCTCATCAGGATGCAGGCAGTCAGTCCAGACACATTGATACCTTCAGCAAGGATACTGTGGTGGAACATGATAAACTTACGATCAGGATCAGCACCCCACTCATTCATTGTATCAAAGAACTTATCACGGGCAACCTTATCGCCATTGATAAATGCACCGTACTTAGATGTAATCCACAGGACATCATATCCCATGAGATTACACATTGGCACAAACTTGGTTCTAGTTACAAGATTGTTGATGTTCTTGGTAGACTTAGCAGCAACCATAACTTTGTCCATGTCACTCTCACTCTTGAGAATGTCTAGGATCATCTTGCAGTCTCTTTCTTCAACAGAGTTGATAACAAGAGGCATGGTCCTTGCAGTTACCTTAGGAGGAATAATATAACCACCTTCGATAAGTTCAGGAGCAGGAACCTTAGAGATCACCTCACCATAGACAGCATGATTATTCATGCCTGGTTTAGATGGAGTGAGAGAATGTTTTGGAGTTGCAGTAAAGAAGAAACAACGTTTTGCTGCAAACGTAGCGTAATGTTCTACAGACTCATAGAAGTTCTTCTGTACACTGTTATGTGCTTCGTCAAAGTAAATGGTATCTACCTTGATGTTTGCATCAACAACACGATGCAAACTGTGGTAGGTAGTGAAGATCAACTGGTGTACACCTGCGGTCTTACAAATAGCATGGTGCAACCTGATCTTATCTACTTTAGTAGTAGAAATGTGTGGTGTCTCTCCACTGTGAACATGGAGAACTTCAGTGCCTTTGATATGCTCAAGGAACTCAGAGGAGAGTTGCTCTGCAAGAAGAATACGAGGAGCAACTACAACAAATGTCTGTGGTTTTTTGACAAGATCAATGTTAGCGAGGACATCCTCAATCATACACAATGTCTTGCCACCACCTGTAGGGATGATGATCTGACCTTTAGTATTGTCCCACATAGCATTTACAGTGCGTTCTTGATGCGGGCGGAGGTTAATCATGCGGTATCGATTCAATAATTTAATTATGGCACAAAAAAACCCTCTTGACAAGAGGGTTGTGACACTATTAGAACTGGTTCAGAAGTTTGAGAGTCTCTGGATCCAGTTCCTCTCGAACTCCACAATCAGGCAACCAATCTTCGGGAGTGGTTTCTGTTAGTGATTCAAACAAATCGGACTCTGGGGAATAATCAAAGTCAAATTCTTCGTTCATGTTGTTAATCAGTTAAACTTAGCAGAGACAGTAGTGTAAAGTGACTGAATGTACTTTACAGTTGATTGAAAGTATGGAGTCACAGTTGCGATTCCTTTCTTACAATCATCAAGAAACAGTTTAGACTCAATTTGGTGGATTTTCCACCTTACCTTGATGTCTTCAACATATTGTTCCCTAGTTACAAGAACTTTGGGATATATGTCAGTTACCTTAGTCTTACTAGAACGTCTAGTAGATGAGGATTTTGTTGCCATGTAGAGTGTTATTCTATTGTGTATGTGAGAGGTGGAGATCTGTTTGTCGATCCCTCTTACTGTTTTACCCCTCAACAGATCTAATATACATCAGAATGGGTCACTTACAACCCACCTTGTGACACTTCTTCAACCGACTGGTGGTTGAGCAGGATCATTGAACGTATCAGGCGATGCATCCATGTCAAACTTATCTCTTGCAGTTTTCTCACTATTAGAAGCATTAACTGCAATCATTAGTGCTTTAATGTCATTCTGTTGTTTTTCTAGTGCAGCAAGAACCATCGCCTCCAAGGCGTTCATTCTTTCATCCATAGTGCCTAGAGTCGCCATTGTTGACTTCAGTTGTTTATTCATTCGATCAATGGTTCCCAACTTGGCAGCAGTCAGTTCTTCTGCGGGGAGTGTAGATTCAAAATTAGGCATTTGTCCTTAGATGTAATGTTGATATTTAGAAAGCAAACTTAGATAGTGATATTGCCAATAGAAATGAAAGCATAATAACAACATCCCATGACTTAGTTCTAATAAAGTATGGGATACTAATAGTATCGGCAACAAACTGCATCATTGTACCATATAATATATTAACATGCAATATAACAAAGTAGGCAGCAATCACTAGGATACTGCCTACTATTCTCATGTAATCATCAATCTTCATTGTTCATGAATGACTGTAGTTGTTCGCGAATACCTCTCATTGTAGATCGAGAATAACCTGTAGCAAAAGGATAACTTCTCTCACTATCATCAGAGGTACTATCTACCTCATAACACACATTGATAGCATCATCAAGTGTAGAAAGAATTGCCTCAAGGGAGGCAACAGGGACATCAACTGTTTTCAAAACTTTGTAAGACATAATAATCACTTCAGGTAAAGGTAACCGCCTGCCCAGTCGCAGTTCTCAAGAACAAAATCACGTTGTTCAATGATACGAAAGTCAAAGCGAACATGTTTAGCAGGTGCTTTCCATGATGCTGCTTTATACACCTCTCCAGTGTTCTTGTCAACAAAAGCATGAACACTACGAGAGTTCTCATCACATTGAATGATCTTGTGATACTTACGTCCTGTTTCAACAATGAAACGGATCTCAGTCAAACCTTCTTCAAGATCTTCAAGGCGATTAAGAAGATATGCATTGCCAGGATCACGAGCAAGTGATCCTTTAGTCATCCTGATAGAGTACTTACGATAATCATCTTCCAGTGCTACACAGAGAAGCATCGTATACTTCAGTGCATTTGCTTTGATTAGATTTTTTGCGTCAAGTTGAGCGCAATAATCAGAGAACTCCACAACAGGCATAATCAATGGGTTACTTTGTTTGATACTCTTAGTATACACCACTCAGACCCCTCTACAAGCGTCTGTGTGCCACCTCTAAGACTGTCTACTAGTATTCCCTTCGTTCAAACGTTGTCTTCGGATACAGAGTTACATCCTGAGTACCAAAGATTTGCTTCGCTTGAGCAATGGCGTCACCTCTATTGATAGACACAGACCTGAAATCTACATGTTCCAGTCTACCTGAGGGAGTGCGGACTACTGCTGTCCAATCTTTACAAGACATTAGATTAAGTTTGGTTCATCCCATATTATACCATCTTCCTTGTGTTGTACAGTCTCCATCCGCTCAGAATTGGAAAGTTTCTTAACACGCCACCCATACTCACCATTAGACATGATAGTAGGCATCAGGTTCATTGATAATGTTGTACGAGCATGTACATTATTCTTCTTAAATCCATGGATGATTTGTGATGGCCATAAGATAACATCGCCTTCCTTAACTACAACCTGATCGATCTGATTAAACCTAGTATTCTTTTCATAATTCAGGTTCAAACTAGGTGAGTCTGGATGATGTAAATGTGTACCACATGCCTTAGCAAAATATGTGGGTGACATATCCTCAGTGTAGTTCACATAATATAGTCCACTGATTAGTGAGTTGGCATGATAGTGTGCCATCTGGTATCCACCTTCATCACACTGATTGATCCAACTATCTGTAACCATCATGGTCTCTTGTAGATAGTGACCCATAACATCTCGTACAAATGTCTCTGCTTGTTGTTCTACCCAGAGTCTAAACCTTTCAAATGGTTCTTTCTCCAGAACAGAGTAGTGGTCAATGTGTGATAACTTATCTGACTCTGAGTTGGTATATTGATTCTCTCTTTGTTCTTGAATCTCATTATACACATGAGGTTTCAACTTCTCATGATGTGGATAATGTATGATTGCCAATGGTGATGGCAGAATTGGTACAACTTCCATTACTTGAATGAATTAATGTATTCCATGTAGTTCTCTGGAATATAATCAGGATGACATGGATTAGTATTGAAACTTACTGTAACTCTATCTTCTTCAGTGTTATTAACTCTGCTACCATGTTCTAACCATGATGGGAACAGATACAAATGATTCTCTTTAATATCAACGTCAAATTCATACACACTGTATGGAGTATTAGTAAAATAGTGCATACACATAAAGTGATGAACAAGTGGATTTAGTACATAAAACCTACCAAAATCTCCCTCTGGCAAGTCAAGATAGAATGCCCCACTAATTACACTTGACTCATGTCTATGTCTGTGTGTAAATCCACCAGGCGGCAGGATATTATACCAACTACCACTAATAATTACAGGCCATTGTCCCAACTTAGATGTATAATCTA